CTCGGAGTGGCTGAGGATTACACCAATAAGCCGAGCGAGTATATTTACACGCTGCGCAGGCTTGAAAAGGTGGGCTATTCTACGGGCGTTTACGGTATTAATGGCGGATTGGTCGAAGATACCGAAACCGGGCAGTTATACGCCATTATTGGGCGTTGCTCTAATCTGTTTATCTTATTTTAAGGGGGATTGCATCATGGTTAAACGTGATAATTGCAAGAATTGTGTGAGCCATTGTGAACACGCCGGAAAAGATCGGGAATTTATTTGTTCCGGTGGAAAGTCCTGCAAGGTGCTTTACACGCCCGAAAGAGTAGCGAAAGCGGCGGCGGATTTCGTAGGGGCTATAAAGCTCATAGCCACCAAGCCGGACAACCTTGACAACCTCGAAAGCTATCTTTCTCACCATTTCCCGGAATGGGTCAGCAGATGGGCAAATAGCCCGGAAGACCTCGCCGCAGAGATGAAGGAATTTGCAAGAATGGAAATATAAAGGCGGTGTAAGCGTGTATCTAATTCTTTTGTTACTTTTGTTGCCTGTGCAAATCCTGATTGAAATATTGAAATTGAATAAGTAAAAGGTGATGTAATCATGAAATATAGTGATATTATCCGTGAAATTGATAGCATTTTCGATTATTTCAGATTTCACAATAAAAATCTAACTAAAACGCAAGAGCAGAAATTGTTAGAATTACAAGATTTAATTCATGAGCTACGAAAACAATGAATTTACAAGCCGCCCCGGTGCTATTCCGGGGCGGTTGTTTTTATGCTTTATCCGTAAAGGCGTTTTAATGGCGTTCCACGGGCTTTTATTGTTGGGTGGTATGTGTTTGATACTGCCGCCATTATAAAACGCCCTACACGGCGTTTTAATGGGGTTTACGGCGGTGTTATGGTGTAGGGTGTTAGGGTGGTGCATAGCTGCCTTGTTTTTTTGCGCTTTTCGGCCTGATTTGGGCGGCGTGAACGGGTGACGGGGGCGGGGGATATGCCAGCGGCAGCGAGGGCGGGGTAAGCTGAAAAATACCCGCAAAAACTAAAAAGAACATTTTCAAGAAAACGCTTGACAATAAAACGCTTGATATGTATAATAAAGCCGAGGTGATAAACATGAGAGGTCGAGAAATCCTGAAAGAGATCATGGCTTCCAAGTCTCTTTCCAACGCTGAACTCGCAAAAAGACTCAATGTATCTAACGCTACCATTTGGGAACGCTTGAATAACAAAAACGTCAAGGACATTCCCGTGTCCCTGCTGACCACCATGCTCAGAGCGATGGATTACAAGGTCATTGTTGTTCCCGCCAATACCCGTCTGCCGGAAGGAGGTTTTGAAGTTGAATGACGCATATAAGCTCGTTCCTCACGGCGAGGTCATCAAGAAAGACAGCACCGTGGTCATTCCGTCCATCTTCATGTTCAAGGGCGGAGCGGGAGAGTGCTATCCCTTCCTGAAAATGTGTAGGGACAATAACTGCGTTGTTCACTTCAAAAACGAAAATCTGACCATTTACCCAGATCGGCAAGATGACAGCGTATCCTTGAAACTTCTCATTTATCTTGCGATTGCGGGAAGTCATGAGTTTGGCGATGACTTCATTCGATACCTTAACAACATGGAGAAAATGTCGTGGGAAGCGGTGAGTGTTCAATGAAATACTTCCTTGGTCGTGTGTCCAGCAAGGAACAGAACCTTGCTCGGCAGCTCAAGGTCGCTCGTGAGAAGTTCGATATTCCTGACGAGAATGTGTACTGCGACAAGATCACGGGAAGCAGCTTCGACCGTCCTCAGTACAACGCTCTGAAAGCCATTGTGCGCCCCGGTGATGAAGTCATTGTTAAGGAGTTCGACCGCTTTGGGCGCAACAAGGACGAAATGAAGCGAGAGCTGGAATGGTTCAAGCAGAAGGGCGTGATCGTCCGTATTCTCGACATTCCGACCACGCTGATTGACTTCAAAGACCAGACATGGGTGCTGGAAATGGTCAACAACATTCTGATTGAAGTCCTTGGCGCTGTTGCCGAGCAGGAGCGTAAGAAGACCAAGCAGCGGCAGGCTGAGGGTATCGCCGCTATGCCGGTTGTCGATGGCAAGCGGGTGTCGGTGAAGACCGGCAGAGGGTTCGGCAGACCCGCTTCCGAGATTGATGACGAGCAGTTTGAAAAACTCGCTCAAAAACAAAAAGACGGTCTTATCACCGTAGCGGACTGCTGCCGGGAACTCGGCATTAGTCGGTCTACATGGTATGACCGGTCGAGAAAGGTTGGTTGATAATGGCGTACTATCAGTTTTCATTACCCATGACTACCAGCGAAAGCTATCAGCTTATCAAGACAGTCTGTGAACGGTCTTGCACCATCAAACAGGACTGTCCGAATGAGAGCATTGAGGTTCGAACAAGGTTCCGCATGGGGAAAGGTTCTCTCCCGTTTGTGTTTTATCTGAGGGAACTGGAAGACGGAACTGAAATCATGGTCAGCTCGGATAACGCAACACTTACGGGCGCTTTGGTGGCGATGAATGGAAATAAACCAGAAAGCGTTTGGGATTTGCCGGATAAAGAATGGAGTGATCTTATTGAGGATTTCCGAAAGGAATATCCCGCCTTTCCCTTGCAAGTTGGCAAGCCTGTTCCGGTCGCCGCTGAGCCTTGCGATGACGGTGTGGGGCAGGAATCAATCAGCCGGGGCAAAAATGTATCTCTCGGTAGAGCGGCGGTTGGTGGTTTGATGTTTGGTAGCGCCGGTGCCGTGGTGGGTGGTTTGAGTGGCACAAAGAAGACCATGAGTCAATCCAGAAACATTTTCTCTGCTACTGTTCTTTTCCGAGTGCTTTATAGCAATGGAAGATTGATTGAAAGAACGGTTAAGAAAAACAGCCGGGAATTTGCCGAGTTGATGGCAAAATCCAGATAATCGGCTTCTGCAAGGGCAGGAGTGACAGCCATAACGGGCTATCTGTGTAGAAATGCACAGGTAGCTCGTTTTTTTGTTGGAAAGGAAATGCACATGAATTATGAAAAACTCTCCGGCTCTATCCGAGCCGTGATCGACCGCCGACCGGGAGATAATGGGGCGTACAGCGACCTCTTTTCTCTGTGTCGAGAGTGGGAAACCGAGGATTTCTCGGCGGCACATAAAGTGAACAAGGAGCTGCTGGCACTCTCCGCAGATCAGGTAGTCCGTGGCGGTGGGGCAAAGTTCTATGAACAGTGGCGGCGGTGTCTTCTCTTTGAAGCACCCCATGATTTTGACTCCTTCATGACCTACATCGAACTCGACCGCAAGCCGGAAAAGCGGTTCTACGCCCCCCGGAAACATTATCTCAGGCCGATGGTGCAGGGGTTTCAAGATGTTCTGGACGGGAAGCTGCGCCTTTTGACGATCTCCATGCCGAAACGAGCGGGAAAGTCTCAAACGGGTATCAATTTTGTGAATATGCTCTCCGGCAAGTTCCCTGACCGCTCGACCCTGATGGAAGGGACAGGCGATGACCTTGTAAAGAGCTTCTACAATGGCTGTCTGGAATACCTGACAGTCCCTAACGAGTATCTGTTCTACGATGTATTCCCGGACGCACGGCTGGTACAGACCAACGCCGACACGAAAACGGCGAACCTGAAAAGCAAGTCCCGTTTCCCCACCATCATGTGTCGTTCCATTGACGCTCGACAGGTGGGCTTGTCAGAAGCCACCAATGTTCTCTACCTTGATGACTGTGTGGAAGGTCGTGAGGAAGCCAAAAACCGCCAGCGGCTTGATGATAAGTGGGAAGTGATCTCCGGCGATATTATGGGTCGTGCCATTGAAGGTACGCCGATGGTCTTTACCGGCACTCGCTATTCCCTGTATGACCCCATCGGTCGTGTGCAGGAACACGCACAGCGGGAGGGCTGGGCTTGGAGAGCGATTGAGATACCCGCCCTCGATCTCGTGACGGACGAGAGCAATTATGAGTATGAGCGGGAGGGCAAGAAGGTCTTTACTACCGCCTACTTCCGGGAGCAGCGGGAGCTTCTGAGCGCAGAGCAGTTTGAGAGCGAGTTCCAGCAGCAGCCCTTTGAAGCGAAGGGTCTGCTGTTCAACAAGGACGAGCTGAACTATTTCTTTGAGCTGCCGAAAGACCGTGACCCGGACACTATCATCGCCGTTGGCGATACGGCGGAAAGTGGCTCTGACTCGACCTCTATGCCGGTGGCGATGATATACGGCAATGCTGTGTATATCGTTGATGTGGTCTTTGATGACTCCCCCGCTGAGGTGACGAAGCCGGAATGTGCCAAGTGCCTGATTGAGAACAAGGTGGCTTCCGCTGTCTTTGAGTCCAACAACGCCGGTCAGTATTATGCCAGAGATGTTGACCAGATCATTCGTGAGCGTGGGTACTCTGTTGGTATCCGCACGAAACGCACAATCTCCAACAAGCAGACCCGTATTGAGTTCGCTTCCGACAACATCAAGAAAAACTTCTACTTCAAGCACCCCTCCACCTACAAGCGGGGCAGTCAGTATTGGAACTTCATGAAGGAAGTGACCACCTACACCCGCTCCGGCAAGGTTCCACACGATGACGCTCCTGACTCCCTCTCCCTGTTGGAGAACGAAATCCGTATGCTGTCCGGGGGCAAGGTTGAAGTTTTCAAACGGCCTATTTGAGTTCTTTACTTTCGCTGTGGCGAATGGTATGATAAAAGGTTAGTATTGACAACCATTGGAGAGTTTGATACAATGATAAGAGAGAAAATAGGTAGAGGGGAGGTATTCTGTCTTGGGCTGTTTCGGTCGTAAGAAAATCTTTACCGATGTGACGGAGATCACACGGGACAATGTTCTGAACGTGCTGAGAAAGGCACTTATCACACATTGGTCGAACAAAGCGGATATGGAATATCTCTATGCCTACTACAAAGGCAGGCAACCGATTTTGAACCGTAAAAAGGAAGTCCGCCCTGAGATTCAAAACAATGTGGTCGAGAACCGTGCCAATGAGATCGTGTCCTTCAAGGTCGGCTATCTAATGGGGGAACCCATTCAGTATGTCAGCCGAAGCGATGATAAGATGGTTGCCGACAAGATCACCACTCTGAACGGCTACTGTCTTTCCGAGGATAAGGCCGCAAAGGATAAGGAACTGGCAGATTGGTTTCACATCTGCGGCACGGCATACCGCATGGTGCTTCCCGACAGCGTGTTTGAGAAGGAAAGCGATGAAGCTCCCTTCGAGATTTACACCCTCGACCCTCGGTTTGCTTTCGTGGTGTATGCCAATTCCATCGGTGAACCGCCCGTAATGGGTGTGAAGTACATTCAGCGGTCGGACGGTGTAGTGGTTTACAGCATTTATACGAAAGACCGCTATTTCGAGGTTGAAAACCAGAGTATGATCGTCCGGGAAGAAGCCCAGTCGCTCGGTATTCCCATTATCGAATACCCGGCGAACAACGCTCGGTTGGGAGCTTTTGAGATCGTCCTTCCCCTGTTGGACGCTATCAATACGGTGGACAGCAACCGTCTTGACGGTGTAGAACAGTTTGTTCAGGCGCTCATGCTGTTTCACAATGTTGACATTTCCGGTGATGATTTCTCCAAGCTGCGGGACGAGGGTGCGATCAAGTATAAGGACATTGACCCGCAGTATAAAGCGGAGATCAAGTATCTGACCTCCGAACTGAACCAGAGCCAGACACAAACACTGGTCGATCACCTCTATAACACGGTGCTGACGATCTGCGGTATGCCAAACCGCAACGGTGGTTCTTCCACCAGCGATACCGGCTCTGCGGTCATCATGCGTGATGGTTGGTCGGCAGCGGAAGCCAGAGCGAAGGACTCCGAGTTGATGTTCAAGCTCTCCGAAAAAGAGTTCTTGAAGCTGGTTCTGCATATCTGTTCCGATCTGAGTGATCTGGAATTGAAGCTGTCGAACGTGGAGGTTCGTTTTACTCGGCGCAATTATGAAAATATTGCTCAGAAAGCGACCGTATTGACCACTATGCTCAGTAATCCCAAGATTGCTCCCGTTCTGGCCTTTACCCATTGCGGTATGTTCTCCGACCCGCAGCTTGCGTACCGTATGAGCATGGATTACGCTGAGGAACAGGAGAAAAAGGCCGCTGAACTCGCCAGCAAGCAGAAGGAGGTTAATCCTGATGGAAAAGGAAATCCGCCTGACCCCGGAAGCGGTCAGGAAGATTGAGGAAATCTTGACTACGGGAAAGACCGTTGAGATCGCCGAGCGGCACGAGAAAGTGGTTGTTTGGGCGGTCAGCAGCAAAAAGAAATATGAACAGCCTATCGCATAGGCGGTAGGGACAGCCATTACGGGCTACTGATACCGAAAAGGTATTGGTAGCCCTTTTTCTTTTGGTTTAATCGCCGTAAGGCGTTGAATAGGCAGAGAAGCCTTAAATCACAAAACGGAGAGAACCGTAAACACAAAGGTATAGTGCGGAGATGCACTTTAAAAAGCGCAGAAAGGAACGATTGTATGGCAAAGATTGATGTTTCCACCATTGAGGGCTTTGCGGATATGACCGCAGAGCAGAAAGCGGAAGCCCTCGCAAACTACGAGTTTCCCGACCCTGATTATACCGGCTATGTGAAGAAAGATGTTTTTGACAAGACTGCTTCCGAGCTTGCGTCTTGGAAGAAGAAGCATAATGAGCTGCTTTCTGAGGAAGAACGCAAGAAGCTGGAAAATGAGCAGATGTTCGAGGAAATGAAAAACAAGCTGGCGGGGTTGGAAAAGGAGAAGACCGTTTCCAGTTACAAGGCGAGTTTCGCCGCACAGGGCTATCCTGAGTCGCTGGCGACCGAAGCCGCTACCGCTATGGCGAACGGTGAGATGGATAAGGTCTTTGCCGCACAGAAGACGTTTCTGGAACAGTATGAAAAAGATGTAAAAGCCAAGGTTCTGAAAGAAACCCCCAAGCCCCCTGCCGGTGGCAAGGGTGGTGAGATGACTAAGGCTGATTTTCTGAAACTCGACACCAAAGCCCAGTTGGAGTTCATCAAGGAACATTCTGACTGGCAGACAATTTTGAAGTAATTATGGAGGTAAAACATTATGGCTACCTATCTCGGTTTCCCGTTTGACCCTGAGCTGTTTAACTACAACTGGGCAAACGCAAAAGACCCCACTCTGACCGCTATGTTTGAGAGCGGCGCTGTCGCCCCGAACGCAGAGCTGGCACGGCTGATCGCTAACGGCTCTGACTTCTACACCCTGCCCTTCTACAAGGTCATCGGCGGCACTCCTGAGAACTACGATGGCGCAACCGACATCACCCTGACCGACCCCGCTGGCGGCGCTCAGAACGGTATCGTATTCGGTCGTGCGCACGGCTGGAAGGAGAAGGATTTCATCGTTGATTACAACAGCGGTGCCGACCCCATGCAGCAGATCGTGTCTCAGGTGTCCAAGTATTGGCAGAAGCAGCGTCAGTCCATCATGCTGAAAATCTTCAATGCGGTCTTCGGCGTGACCGGCAGCGGTGAGTTTGCTGATTGGGCGAACCACACCACCGACCTGTCTTCCGCTTCTACCACCGTTGGTGACGCTAACAAGATGGGCGCTACCACCATCGGTGACGCTATCCAGAAGGCCGTAGGCGACAATCAGGACGCTTTCCAGCTTGTGTTTATGCACAGCAAGGTCGCCACGAACATGGCTGGCCTGAAACTGCTGGACTTCCTCAAGTATACGGACGCAAACGGCGTGGAGCGCCCCTTGCGTATCGGCACGGTGAATGGCATGACCGTGATCGTGGACGATGGCTGTCCTACCACCGCAGCGGATACTTCCAAGGCAGCGACCTATACCACCTACGTTCTCGGTCTTGGCGCTATCCAGTACGCTCCCGCCCCCGTGAAGGTTCCTTCCGAGCTGACCCGTGATGCTCTCAAGGGCGGCGGCTATGACGCTCTGGTGACTCGTATCCGTGAAACCCTGCACCCCAACGGTTTCAGCTTCACCAAGCCCACCAGCGGCTACACCGCTTCTCCCACGGACGCTCAGCTTGCGGCTACCGCCAACTGGTCTATTGTGGCTGACCCCAAGACGATTGCGCTGGCGAAGATCATCACCAACGGCTAAGGAGGTTCACCATGTTCTATGTTTCTGACGGAAAAGTGTATGTGAGGGAGGGAAATCACTTCCGTAACGTAGGCTTTACCGCAAAGGACAAGGTGATTACTCGGCGTGAACTGGAAAGTACCTCTGTGGTGATGGGTACGGTGGTTGCCGATACTCTCGACAACCCCGTAGCCCTCACCCGTGAGGAAATTATTACCAAGTTCAATCTGTCCGAGGAAAATCCCATTCCCGTTATCAAGAAGTCCCGCAAGAAGTCCGAGGAACCCGCTGAGTGATAGGAGGTGGAAAGCATGACGGACGCTGAGAAGTTGAAAATGGTGAAAGCCATGACCGGCGAGACAGACGAGGACACGCTTTCCACCTACCTTTCTATCGCCGGAAACAAGGTGTGCCGCAAGGCATACCCTTTCGACCCCACCGTGACCGCTGTTCCTGACCAGTACGCTCACATTCAGGTGGAGATCGCCGTGTATCTGCTGAACAAGCGGGGAGCCGAAGGGCAGACCGCTCACAGCGAGAACGGTATCTCCCGCTCCTATGAAGACGGCGATGTGCCGCCTACGCTGCTGAGGGACATTGTTCCCTTTGCCGCTGTGATGGGAGGTTGAGTGCATGAGAACACTGAACCGCAACAAATCGCCCTTCTGGTATCTGCTGTATGACCACAAGGGGCCTGCAAAGGACGAGTACGGCAACGAAACCGGCGAGGAACTGGTGGTTTACAAGCCTGCCGTGGCGATGAACGCCAATATCTCGGCGGCGACCGGCTCCGCTCAGGTGGAGCAGTTCGGTAATTTCGCAGGGTACGACAAGGTGATCGTCACTGATGACCTGAGCTGCCCCATTGACGAGAATACCGTGCTGTTCATCGACAAGGAACCGCAGTATGACGAGGACGGGAAACCGCTCTACGATTACATGGTCAAGCGGGTCGCCAAGTCCCTCAATTCCATTTCCTATGCGGTCAGTAAGGTGACGGTATCGTGAGTCAGACGATCAATGTTCCGCTCTCCGGGAGAGGAATTGAGCGGCTGATACGGGAAACCGAGAACTGGAAGAACTGGCTCTTAGATCGCGCCACGGTCTTTCTCGACCGGGTGGCGCAGGAGGGCTTAGAGATCGCTTCCGCCAAGTTCGAGCGGACTGTTTACGATGGCACCAACGATGTTTCCGTGACGGTGGAACCCCGTGGGAACAACGTCCGAGCGGTCGTGGCGACAGGTAGGGCAACGCTTTTTGTGGAGTTTGGTGCAGGCGTGACCTACCCGGACGATCACCCGGAAGCGGGAGAACTCGGTATGAAGCGTGGCGAATACGGTCAGGGTCACGGCAAGCAACACTCCTGGGGTTATTACGGCGACCCCGGCACGAACGGAGTGCTGAAAGAAAAGAAGAACGGCGGGTTCGTGGTCATTACCCACGGCAATCCCGCCAATATGCCGATGTATGAAACGGTAAAGGAGCTGCAAGACCGGCTCACGGAGATTGCGAAGGAGGTGTTTTCATGATTGATGTGGAGAGTCAAATCTACACGCCGATTGCGGAAGCCCTGAGAGCGCAGTTTCCCGGTATCTTGGTCAGCGGCGAGTATGTCAATGCCCCTACCCGTTTCCCCTATGTGAGTTTGGTGGAGCAGGATAACTACACCACGGAGGCTCACATGGACAGCGGCGATACGGAGAGGTTCGCTACGCTGATGTACGAGGTGAATGTCTACTCCGATAAGGCAGGCGGTAAGAAATCCGTTTGCCGAAAAATCATGAGGTTTGTGGACGATCTCATGTACGCCAAGAATTTCCGGCGTACTTCCCTGTCCCCGGTTCCCAATTTGGAGAACGCAACAATCTACCGTCTGGTTGCCCGATATAAGGCTGAAACGGACGGAACCACTCTTTATAGGAGGTAAATGAAATGGCTATTTCCACCTACAAGGTTTTTCTGATGAAGAAAGCCGACACTGGCGAACAGTGGAGCAAGCTGATCGACATTAAGGAGTTTCCTGACCTCGGCGGCGAACCCGAAATGCTGGAAACCACCACCCTGAGCGACAATATGCAGACCTACATCGCCGGTATCCAGTCCCTCGATGGTCTGTCCTTTACCGCCAATTACACGCTGGCTGATTTCCAGACCCTCAAGGCTTTGGAAGGCAAGAAGGTCAGCTATGCGGTCTGGTTTGGCGGCACCGAGAGCGATGGCACGGTTACTCCCGATGGCTCTAACGGCAAGTTCAGCTTTGACGGTGAGCTGTCCGTGTATCCCGTGGGCGGCGGCGTGAACGAAGTGGTGAACATGAACATCACCATCGCTCCTTCCACCCCCATCACTTTCTCCGCAACCTAAGACACCAACAATCGCCGTATTGATAAGGAGGATTTATCATGGCAAAGCAGTTGACGATCAATGACCCTACTACCGGCGTGACCTACACGCTGGAATACACCCGCAAGACCGTTGAAGCAATGGAGAAGAACGGCTTCGTTGCTGCTGATGTGGAGCGCAAGCCTATGACCCTGCTTCCGGCTCTGTTTGCCGGTGCGTTCCTTGCCCATCATCGGTTCGTGAAGCGTGATGTGATCGACAGCATTTACGCTCGTATGAACCACAAGGACGAGCTGATTGCCGCTCTGGTAGAGATGTATAACGACCCCCTGCTGAGTCTGCTGGACGAGCCTGAGCAGGAGGGCAACGAGGGAAACCTGAGCTGGAAGACCGGCTGGTAAGCGACCGATCTTCCAGAAGTGAGGGGGGCGGCGGCGACCATCGCCCCGCTCCCCTTCTCGCTTACACACCAAAGTTTTATGAGGTTTTCCCGTACTATCTTTCCATCGGCATGACCTATGAACAGTTTTGGGAACAGGACTGTGAATTGGTGAAGTATTACCGAAAGGCGGCGCAGATCAGGCAAGACCTGAGAAATCAAGACGCTTGGCTTCAAGGAGCTTATTTTTACGAAGCGCTTATTGACGCTGCCCCGGTTCTTCGTGCTTTCGCCAAGAAGGGAACCAAGCCCACGCCGTATCGGGAAAGCCCCTATGAGCTGTTCAGTCGGCAGGATAAGAAACAGCAGAAGCAGCTTCAAGAAAAACACGATGACCAAGCCAAGGCATACATGGAAGCCTTTATGGTATCGGTCAATAAGAAATTTCAAGAGAAAGGCGGTGGCGTAAGTGGCTGACAATGTGGAAATTCAGGGATTGGAGTTTCAGATCGTCAATGACAGTACGCAGGCGGTCACAGGACTTCAAAACCTGATTAACACGCTCAATCGTTTGAAAACCGCTACCAACGGCGGCGCAACGGGTCTGAGCAAGACCGCTCAGGGTATTCGGGAGCTTTCCAATTCTCTGAAAGGCTTGAACAGCGGTGACGCTTCACAGAAGATCACCCGGCTTACCAATGCGCTGACCGCTTTGAGTCAGGTTGGGAATGTGAAGATTTCTTCCTCCATCGCCAACCAGCTCACGGCAATCAACACCGCTCTCGCTGGCCTGAAATGGACGGACGGCGACAAGCTGACTTCCCTTGCCAACGGCTTACGCCCTCTCTCCGAGTTGGGTAAGGCCAATATGACCACCTTTATCAATCAGCTCTCCAAGCTGCCGAAGGTGATCGAGGATTTGGAAGCGGCGGACATTGACAAGTTCACACAGCAGATGACCGCTCTTGCCGCCGCCATGAAGCCTTTTGCCGATGAAATGCAGAAGGTGTCCAACGGTTTCTCGGCGTTTCCGTCCAAAATCCAAAAGCTGATTACCAGCACGGAGAAATACAACGCTTCTGCCCGTAAAGCAACCACCACGACCGGGAAGTTCACAAGCGGATTGAAAGCGTTGAATGTCGCCGCTGTTGCAATCACTTTCCGCAAAATCGGTCATTTCGTTGCACAGGCGGTCACGGAGTCCAACAAGTACCAAGAAGACTTGAACCTGTTCACGGTCGCCTTGGGGCAGTACGCCGCCGAAGCTCAGAACTACGCTGAAAAGGTATCCGATGTTATGGGTATTGACCCGGCACAGTGGCTCCGCAATCAGGGCGTTTTCAACACGCTGCTGACCGGCTTCGGTGACACGGCTGAACGAGCGCAGCTCATGAGCCAAAACCTGACACAGCTCGGCTACGATATTTCTTCCTTCTTCAATATTTCCATTGAAGACGCTATGCAGAAGTTACAGTCCGGTATTTCCGGTGAGTTGGAACCTCTGCGGCGCTTGGGCTACGATTTGTCGCAGGCACGGTTGGAGCAGACCGCTTTGAACCTTGGTATCAAGGAAAGCGTTGCAAACATGACGCAGGCAGAAAAGGCCGAGCTGAGATACTACGCCATTATGACTCAGGTGACAACCGCTCAGGGTGATATGGCGAGAACGCTGGAAGCTCCTGCAAACCTGCTTCGTATCTTGCAGGCACAGCTTACACAGGCCGCACGAGCGATCGGTAACATCTTCATTCCCGCACTGAACGCAATTCTTCCCTATGCAATCGCTGTTGTTCAGGTCATTCGAGAAATCGCCAATGCCCTTGCCAACCTTGCGGGTTTCAAGTTGACGGAGGTGGACTATTCAGGAGTGAATAGCGCTGCTGTCGGCGCTGGGTCTTTGGCTGATAATCTCGATGACGCTGCCGGTGCTGCCAAGAAGTTGAAGCAGTACACCGCAGGCTTTGACGAGCTGAATGTCTTTGCTCCCAACACGGGAAGCGGTTCCGGGGCGGGTGCTGGTGGCGCAGGCGGATTTGATTTCGATTTGCCCACCTACGATTTCCTTGGTGACGCTGTGCAGACCCGCATTGGTGAAATCAAGAAGATGATTGAGGACACTCTCGCAGAGATCACCACGATTGTTTCCGGCTTTATGCTGGCGGTAGGTGCAATTCTGGTCGTAACCGGTGTGAATATTCCGCTGGGTGTCGGCCTGATGGCGGCGGGTGCGGTCGGCCTTGCGGCTACCGTTGGGCTGAATTGGACTGCTATGAGTAGCGAACTGGCAAGTACGCTGGCTCTCATTACAGGTGTTGTCGGCGGCTTCCTGCTGGCTCTTGGCGCAATTATGGCGTTCTCCGGGGCGAACCTTCCTCTTGGTATCGCTTTGATGGCCTTGGGAGGGGCAAGCCTTGTATCTGCCGCTGTTATCAACTGGCATAACAGTGACCGACACCTCACTGACGCTTTGACCACCTTAACGGGAGTTCTGGCGGGTGCTTCTCTGGCGGTAGGCGCTATGTTGGCCTTTACCGGGGTCGCAACCGGGCTGGGTATTGCGCTGATGGCTGTTGGTGCTGTTACGCTCGTATCTGCCGCAGCTCTAAACTGGAACAGTATCCCGGACGCTCTGGCTTCTCCCTTGTCCAGAGTAGGATTGCTGGTTAGTGGAGCAACCTTGGCACTCGGCGCTATCCTCGCTTTCTCCGGGTGTATGCCCCTCGGTATTGCGCTGATGGCGATTGGTGCTACTTCTCTGGTTTCCGTAATGGCTCTCAACTGGAATGGCCTGAGCGATGAAATCCAGAATGTGATTGCCATTATTACCACGGTCGTATCTGTGGCGTTCCTCGCTATCGGTGCGGCACTGGCGTTCTCCGGGGCGAATATTCCGTTGGGTCTGGCTCTGCTGGCGGCGGGTGCGGTCACAATGGGTACGGCTATCATGCCGAACTGGAATGATCTCTCCGACAATGTTCAGCAGAAGATCAGCATGATTACCACCGTTGTCGGCGGCGCTCTCTTGGCGGTCGGCGCTATCCTTGCTCTAAGCGGAGTCGCCCTTCCTCTCGGCCTTGGCCTGATGGCGGCTGGCGCATTGAGCCTTGGCGCTGTTGCTACTCTGAATTGGGATTTTGTTGTTAATTCCATTAAGAAGGTCGTATCGGTCATCACGGGTATTCTCAGCGGCGCATTGATCGTTCTCGGTGTCCTGCTGTGCCTGAGCGGTGCGGGTGTTGGTCTTGGCCTTGCGGTACTGGCGGCGGGTCTGTCCCTGTCGTATGCGGCATGGACGCTGGACGATAACCCCATTACTCGCTTTGTGCGACAGATGGCGAACTCCATCATTGGACTTGTGAACGGTGTCATTGACGCAATCAATGATATGTTCCATATCCAGTTCAATGGCCTGTCTGTCATGGGTATCACGCTTATTCCTGCGTTTGATATTCGATTGGTGGATATTCCGCACATTCCGTTCTTTGAAGACGGCGGCTTCCCGAACGAAGGACAGCTTTTTATCGCCCGTGAAGCGGGTGCGGAAATGGTCGGTGCGATGGGGCGCAGAACGGCGGTTGCCAACAATGACCAGATCGTTGAGGGTATCTCCGCTGGCGTATCCGTTGCCAATGACGGCGTGATCGCTGCTATTTACGCTCTGCTGAATGTCGTTGAGGAAAAGGACTTCTCCGTGAATATTGGTGACAATCAGATCGGTGAGTCTTATGACCGTTATAACCGAGCCAGAGGTGTTCGTGTGAATACCGGTGCTTTCAGTAATGCCTACTAAGGAGGGCTGAGGAAATGCAAAGTTTCATTACAATCAATGGCACAAAGTTTCCTCAGCCCCGCAGGGGCTTAGAGCTGCTGTCTGCCACTATCGTAGACTCTGCCAGAAACGCCAACGGCGTTGTGGTAGGCCAGAAGGTAGGTAGAGATCAACAGAAGCTCAACAATCTTTTTTGGGGCTACTTGACAGCGGAACAGTGGTCTGCCATGTTACAGATTTTTGATAAGAATTTCTTTGTGACGGTCACTTATCCTGACATGGTAAACAACCGTTGGACAACCCGAAAGATGTACCCCGGCGACCGCACGGCTACCCCGTACCATCTTGACCCGAACACGGGGCTTCCTGCGGACTACATCAACTGCAAAGTCAACATCATTGACTGCGGCGAACCGTTCTAAGGAGGTATAGCCGTGAAACAGGTAAGCAACGCTTACAAGCTGTCGATGAAGTCTTTGCTTCGTGAGCAGTCCTTTGTAGAGATCACCTTCTCTCAGGTGGACACGGCAGCGGCAACAGACGGTAATTGGGTCAGCAACGGGGCGCAGAGCTATTCTGAGTTCGACACGCTGGACTACGGATATGATTATCAGGAGTCCTATGCGGCGTTGGAACTAAACCGATGGGCGCTGGACGGAAATACGGTCATCGTTCCTTCTTTCGGGACAATGTATGACGGCTTTGTTTCAAGCCACATGAGCAATGCTGAGGGCAAGTTCACCACCCCTGCGGTGCTGACCCGTGCTTTCAGCAATCCTCATACCTTCCCCGGCATCACCCTGACTTTTGACACCCGCTATCAGGAATGGCCTGACACCGTGACGGTTGATTTCTACCTGAATGGGGCGGTGCTGGAAAGCCTGACCCTTCCCGTAGAAGGGACAGAGTTGGTCATCAACACGAAGGTCGCTTCTTGCGACAAGATCGTGTTGACGATGGGGAACACCCTCCCGTACCGCCGACCTCGGTTGCAACAGGTTCTCTACGGTGTGCAGAAGAAATTTGGAAATGATGACATTGTTTCCATCAAGGAGTCTCACGATGTAGACCCGCTCTCCCGCAGACTGCCGCAGGAAACCATGCAGTTTGTTCTTTTGGACTATGAACACAATTATGACCCGGATAACCCGAAAGGCATTTATGCCTATCTGGATAAGAAGTCACCGATTTCTCTCCGATACGGTTATATGCTTCCCACGGGTAAGGTTGAGTGGCTGAAAGCGGACAAGTATGTGTTGAACAGCAAACCGAAAGCCGCCAAAAATCAGGCCACCTTCACAGGGACAGGTCTGGTTGGAAGTCTGACCGGAACCTTCTACAAGAGCAAGCTCGGTTCCAAAAACTTCTATGACATGGCTGAGGAAGTGCTTTTGGACGCAGACCTGACGCTGACAGCGCAGGGTACGCACCCTTGGGTGATTGACCCAACCTTGAAGCAGATGTTCACTACGGCGGCGCTTCCTATTGACTCGCACATGAATTGTCTGCAACTGATCGCTCACGCCTGCCGCTGCCGCCTGTTTACAGACGATGACAATATCATTCACATCAAGCCCTTCGGCGTGACTGTGGTTGGTATTTACAGCGGCGTATGGGCGGATAACGGTCATCTGTGGTACAGCGAGTGGGACACTGTTGACCGTGGCAATAAGGTCGGTAACACCTATGCGGCGTTGGAACTGAACCGCTGGACACTGGACGGTGGAGATCAGGTCATTGTTGAAGACACCGACCCCTCCGGTCGAGGGTTTATCAGTGAAGCGATGACTGCGGCAGATGGCACTTATACCACGAAGCCGACCTTCACCAAGACCTTTGATGTTTCTCACGACCTTCCCGTGCTGGCGCTCCGTTTTGATACCCCCTTGGACGAGTACCCCACCTCTATTCAGGTGAAGTATTATGCCGGGACGAAGCTGCTGGACACGCAGACCGTAAAGGGTATCACTTCTGCGGAGGTGTTTGTCAACAGCGAAGCGGCGATTGACTGTACCAAGATCGAGGTAACGATGGACGGTGGCCTGCCGTACCGCCGTATGCGGGTGAGTAAGCTCTACTACCGTGAAACGGACTTCACGCTGGATTTTGACTCGATTAACAAGGACTCCCAATCCATCGCAAAAATCGACCAGCTCAAAGCGGTGTCTGTCGCCAAGTATGCGTACACGGCGGCAAATGATACCACCAAACTTTTCGAGGGAACGACCACCGAAACTCAGCTTCATGTCGAGTTCTCTGGTCTTGCACAAGATGTTTCTATCTCTGTTTCTGGCGGCTCGTTGGTATCCTCCAACATTTACGCCAGAGCTGCGGATTTGGTGTTATCCTCCGGCACTAAAACCGTAGTTGTTACCGGTAAAACTCTGTCTGAGAACTCGGTGGTCGTTTCCTATCCCGTAGCTCTCGATGGAGAAATCGACAAGGAGGAAAACCCCCTTATCACCAACGATACGATGTGCGCCGCTCTTGCCGATCAGGTGAAAAAGTATCTGCAAATGCAGAACACCTATCAGACAAAATACCGTGGCAATCCTGAGTTGGAAGTGGGCGATGTGATTGGCTTGCAGACGCTCTACACCGATGAAATGGACGCATTGATCTTGGTGGACGAGATCACATTTAACGGCTCTCTGAGCGGAAAGTTGAAGGTGAAAGGTCTGATATGAGTATTATTGATAATCTCGTCTACGACCGCACACAGGCCGATGTAGACAGGGTTTTTACCCTGAAAAACAAAATCCTCACGGAAGGGCTTTCGAGCCTTTCCGCTGAGGAAAAGACCGAGTACATGGCTGGTATGAAGGGTGCTTACAATTACGGGGACATGAACCGTGTGGGGCAGGCGGTAGCCTATATCGCCAACCGCATGACTTCTCTCCCCGGACAGTTGGCGGCATACCGAGCGGAGAAAGGAGTCGCTGATGACCCGATCTACCAAGTTCCGTATGACCCTTCCTCAGTGGTGGTTGCGGCAAAGACGAATTGGGCGATGGGTGATACGCCCACCCAATCTCTCGTGAAAGCCTACTTGAACAACCTGACGGTTCTCCGAAAGCAGCTCACGCTTCCCCCGGACGCACCGCTGGTTCCGAGCAGTCTGGACAATCTCACTTTTTCCACGGCAAACAACATTGAATATCTCCTGTATGTCATCGACACAACGCTGACCGAGGTAGAAACCGAGCTGTATTCCAAGATCGACCGCACGGTGGACGCTTTCGCCTATGTTGGTCTGTATAACTGCGGAGAGTAAGGAGGAAATTTCATGAAAGATACTGTCATCAAGGGCAACGGTAAGTCCCGGTCTATCAAGGCTCCTACCGATATGCCTGCAACCTTCGAGGAATGGCGCACACAGCTTCTCGCCGGAACCGCTACCCTCGACATTGGTCTGAACGCCGCAGGCTGTGATGTGGTCGGCACAGCCATGAGCAAGGCAAATCTGCTGTCCGACACCACCAAATCGGCACTGGAACTGAGCGGCAGCGACCCCACGGTGAATGACGCTCTGTATGCTCTGAGCCAGAAGGGTTCTCCCGCCGAAGTTCATGTCATGGCAGACAGCGGTACAACCGTTACCATGAGCAAGGGGGGTAAAACGCTGACCGCAACGGCACAATCGAATGGTTATGCCGTGCTTTATCCGACCGAGCTGGGTGACTGGACTATCGTGTATGTTTTCAACGGTAGTCAGAAGACCAGAGTTTATACGCTGGAAGTCATCGGTATCGTGTATATTTACCCCTTTGTGGTGGGCGACACTTTGAACGATACCACTTGGGACAACATCGCAATCGTGTCTAAATTGGGAAAGGCACAAGATTATTGGAAGGTAGGCGACACCAAAACGGTTGCCGTTAATGGGGTCAACTACCAGTTCCAGATCATCGGTTTTGACCACGATACCTTGACTACCAAGGACGGAACTCGTACCAAAGCCGGTATCACTTTCCAGATGGTCGATTGTTTGAACACGACCTATTCCATGAATGGCTCCAATACAAATAGCGGTGGTTGGAATGGTTCCACCATGCGTACCTCCACAATGGCAACGCTGCTGAACCAGCTTCCTGCCGCTTTGAAGATTGTTTTGAAGTCTGTAAACAAGCTGTCTGGCACAGGCGGCGGGTCTACATCTGGAACGCAGACCACCCACGACAAGCTGTTTCTTTTGTCCGAAGTAGAAATCTTCGGCACTACAACTTATTCTGTACCCGGCGAAGGTACTCAATATGCGTATTACAAAGCCGGAAACAGCAAGGTCAAAAAGGTCAATGGTTCTGCGTACTACT